TAGCGGTGAACTTAAACAATCCGCAAGATCAACCAGGAAGAGTAGAGTTGATGTTTCCAACTCAGCAGAGTTGTGAAGAAGCTAAATCAACAATGAAGTATAATTTAAGATCAAAGAGTTTTAAGATGGTGGCAGAATGCAAGAAACAAACCTAAGCGACAAAATTACAATTATAATTCCTTGTAAGAATGAGGAAACATACATTGCACATTTGTTAATGCATCTGCGCCAGCAAGAGATAGGTAACACCAGAATTATTATCGCTGACTGCTCTACTGATAATACAAGAGAAGTCATTCAAATAATGAAAGGCGAACTGAATGTTGAAGTTATTGAAGGTGGTCCAGTTTCTATCGCCAAGAACAATGGAGCAAAACTTGTAACAACTCCATATATTCTATTCATCGATGCTGATGTTCGTTTCTTCAGTGACACAGTTATCCGTGATGCAGTTGATCAATTAGAAACTAATAACCTAGATCTTGTTGGATTATATGCGAAGTGTTATGATGATGACTTCCGTGCACAAATTGGGTTTATGATATTTAATGGTATCAATAGAATTATGCAATACAAAGTTCCATTCGCTGTTGGTGCTTTTATGCTAACTCGAAGAGATAGGTTTGAAGAATATGGTGGGTTTGCTGCAAAGTATGGAACCAGTGAAGACTTTTTCTTATCTAAACGATACGATGTTAAGAAATTCAAATTGGTGAATCACTATTTTGGACAGGACAGTAGAAGATTCCAGATAATGGGTTACTTCGGTATGGCATGGTATCTAATAAAGAACTTTTGGAACAGAAATAACGATGCATATTGGAACAGGGTAGACTACTCTAAGTACTGGAACAGATAACCCCAAGACTTGTAAGGTTATTCCCTCCCCGAGACCCCTGTAGATACAGGGGTTTTTATTTCCAGAAAGTGCTTGTCTTTAATTGCAGTCTGGGGTATAATAACTGTATGAAAATTGAAAAGGAAGTGAAATGAAATATCGTGTTATTGTGAATGGTGTATCTTTTTATACATCAGGTGCAGCTATCAAGCGTGGTGTTGGTGATTCTGTTGGGGTGAATGCAGCAGTTCGTCAGTTGTTTGAATGCATGTTTAATGCAGTGGGTGTTTCGTCAACGATGACAGTCTATGACCACAAGATGAATCGTACTTCTTATAATGTTCAAATTTCAAAGGTATAATTATGAGTAAAATGGCACAGTTATCGATGGAAATTAATGACTTGATTGAACAAGGTATGTCTGTTAAATTTATTGCAGTTAAACTTGGAATTCCATTCCAGATGGTTCAAGATGCGTTTGACAATCGTGAAAATTTGGAATTGGAAAAACAATACCAGTATTTGTCGTATGCCGATGAATGCGCAAATAATGATGCTCAATATTATGGAGAACAGTCATGAATATGATTATTGAAGAAAATAATACAGTTGAATATAAAGGCGAGGTGTTTGATCGTACTCATGGAAGTCCTTTCGATCGTGGTGCTGCTGACAGTCACTACCATCGTCCACTAGAACCACATTGGTACCCAGAAGGCACTTACACTGGTGATCGTGTAGAAGCAAAAGATATGCATGGGATTCAGTTGCGTGCTTACGCTATGGGTTATGAATTTAATGAAAGATTTGGAGATAAAAAGAGTTATGAATAAATTTGCAGCAATGAAACAAAAGAATGCGATTGACAGTGAGATTCTCTTGATCACTCAAGAGGAATGTGCTGAAGTTACGCAAGCGATAAGTAAGGTGTTCAGGTTCGGTATGGAAGATGAACACAAAGGACAAACGAATCGAGAGCACTTGGAAGAAGAAATTGGTGACTTGATGTGTATGATTGACTTGCTGATTGATAATGGTATCGTTAGTGAGTCTGCAGTGATGACTGCTAAAGCAGAGAAGTTGAATAAACTTATGACATGGTCTGGGATTTTTAAGGAAGCAGCATGATTCAAATAGAAAACCTAACCGAGTATCAGGTGGAGATGCTAGACCATATGTGGTCTCTGGACTCAGTGGAAGAATATGAGGAATGGTATAATCTATTGGATGACGAAGACCAGCGTCTTGCAGACACCCTGCAACGAATGATTATTCTTGCAGAAATGGATTATCTGATGGGTGACTGTAATGATGCAAAACAACTATTAAAGAAATTTGCCTTGTAAGGAAAGATCGTGTATAATAAACGAATGAAACCTAGAGATCCAGTAGCGAAGGATTTGCGCACTCCCAAATACCGCATGCGTGTAGTTGAGAGTAAGGTTCAGTACATTCGTCAACCAAAACACAGAAAGGCAGACCATGGACTTGGAATATGAACTTTATCGAGAAGGTTTAACGAGGACAATAACAATCAAAGAGCATAATATTAATAGATCTTATGCAACAATAGAATTCACATTAAAGAATAAACTTGTCGATCAAAATGGCAAAGTTATTATTGATGGTGGTCATACTTGTTTCTTTGATCCAAAAGAATTCACAGAGTTCTTTACACCAATTATTAATGAATTGAAAGTGAGATTAGATAATGCAGACAGTATTCAAAACGGATAAAGAATTCGAAGAATTTAAAACATGGACTCTAGGAGTACTCCACGATGAAAGCATCAAAGACTTGTGCGTTACTTTTACCAAAAAAGATGGTACACTTAGAGATATGCGATGCACTCTCAGTGAAGGACGAATTCCGACAGACAAGCAACCCAAAACCGAAGGAACCAGTAGCAAGGATTCTGGATCCGCAGTACGTGTCTTCGATATCGAAAAACAAGAATGGAGATCCTTCCGCTGGGACTCCGTAACGAAAGTGAGTTTTGAATTATGAAAATTTTAATTTTATTGGCAATCGTTATTGCAGTGGCAATCATTATGCCGATTGCAACTATTTGGTCACTAAATGCATTATTCCCTGCATTGGCAATCCCATTGACAATTGATACATGGATGGCCACATTGATTCTTAGTGGAATCGTTAGTGGCAGTTCTGGTTTTACATACAGAGGTAACAAATGAACTACGCATTAACACCTGAACAGAAGAAAGATTTGCAAGGTGCTATTCAAGAAATTAGCAACTCAATGCTTCGTACTGAAGCAGAACGAGATCTCATTCGTGAGATCGTTAAAGAACAATCTGATACATTGCAAATTCCAAAGAAAGTTATTTCCAAGATTGCAAAGACTTACCACAAACAGAATCTAGCACAGGAAGTTGCAGACCACGAGGACTTCGTGGAACTATACGAGAAAATCACTGCAAAATAGTGCTTGACATTAATTGCGAATTGCGGTATAATAGATATTATATTATGGAGGTTACAAACCTATGGCTGTGAATACTGCAAAACGACGTGCAAAGAATAATGCTATTCTGTTGTCACAAAAGAAATTTGAACCAACAATTGACCAGATTGATTTTACAACCAGTCTGAGTCGTGCGTTGGGTTACTACTCAGTGAACACCAGTTCAAAAGAACAGAAGATGTTTACGATTGAGTTCTTTTCAAAGAAAGAGCCCAAGATTGCTAAACAACTTAAGAAACTCCCCGACTACAAATTTGCGACATTTGGATCGTTGTGTCGTCTCATGTCAAATGAGCAGACAGACTTAAAACAATTGTCTTCATACAGTCCATTCTTCACGAACAAGTTGAAAGAATTGATCGCTGATGCTTCAAAATATATTGAAGAAGTGGAAGTTGTGAAAGCACCAACTAATGTAATCTCCATTCAAGAACGAATGGAAGAAAAAGCCAGAGAACATGCTGGTGAATTCGAAGGTGCAATTGACGAGTGGATTGTTACTAGAGGTAAGAGTAACTTCTCTGCCAAGAATTATCTACTGACTCACGAAGTCGGTGCACCCATTGCTAAACGAATTGGTGAATTGTTCGTTGGAACAGCACAGGAATTACGAGAAGCACTGGATGGTGATGATGAACAACTCACTGAGGGTTATTCATACCTAACACGACGAGAACTCAAGAAGTTTGCTGAGTTTGTTGAAGAAATCATTGCTGACTGCCAACAACAAGTGCAGACTGCTAAAGCGAATCGTGCACCACGAAAGCGTAAGCCACAACCACCAAGTAAAGTGGTTGCCAAGATGAAGTATATGAAAGAATTTGCTGACTTGAATCTTAAGTCAATCAAACCAGAGACGATTGTTGGATCGTCTGAAGTATGGGTATACAACACGAAGTATCGTAAGGTAACTGTTTATAAAGCAATCAATGATGTGCTCACAGTTAAGGGTACTACAATTATCGGATTCGATATCAAAGAATCCAAAACACAGATGCTACGTAAACCAGATGTATTCTTTAAAGGATTGGCACTAGGTAAGCGAGCATTGAATGGCGCAATGAAACTATTGACCACTACGGTAACTGTACCGAATGGTCGTGTGAATGAAGAATGTATTTTGCTGGGAGCATTTTAATATGATATTAGTTGATTATAGTCAGGTGGCACTTGCAGCTATCCTTACTTTCCAGCGTGAGTTGAAGGGGACAGAGTCCGAAGTGAAGAATCTTATTCGTCATGTGACTTTGTCTACCCTCAAGTCATACAAGAAAAAATATGGTAAAGACTATGGAGAGTTAGTCATCTGTTGCGATGGTCGTAAGTACTGGCGCAAAGAATTCTTCGAATACTACAAAGGTATGCGTAAGACTAATCGTGACAAGTCAGATCTCGATTGGAAGTTGATCTTTGATACATTGTCAGAGATGCGCACTGATCTTGCCACATACTTTCCATATCGTGTTATTCACGTGGATCGTGCAGAAGCAGACGACATTATTGCTGTATTGACAGAGTGGGCTCAGGATAATCAAATGGTTCAACAAGGATTAGTTGAAGAGCCACAGAAGATTCTTATTCTTTCTTCTGATAAAGACTTTAAACAACTACAATTGTATCCTAATGTGAAACAATGGTCTCCGATGCAGAAAAAGTATATTACTGCAACTCAGAAAGAAATCATTGAGCATAAGATTGAACATATCGTTAAGGGTGATACTGGTGATGGAGTTCCAAACATCCTAAGCAAAGACGATGTATTCATGAAAGGCGAGAGACAGAAACCAATGAGTGCCAAACGACTTCAAGAATTCTTTGAGAATGGATTCATTGCTTGTAAGAATGACGAAGAACGTCGTAATTGGCAACGCAATGCAACTCTGGTAGACTTCCAATTTATTCCAGATGGAGTTAAGTCAGATGTTATTGGCACATACCTAAGTAGTAATCCGAGTGGTGATAAGATGACTATCATGAACTATTTGATTGAGCATCGTTGCCGTTTATTATTAGACGAACTAGAGGATTTTTAATGAAACAATATTTGACTGAGATGCTTAAAGAGATCAACGATGATCCAAAGACAATTGAGAAGCATAAAGATGAATTTCTATTGAAGGTATTGTTTGCACATAACTTCTTACCATCCCACAAGATGCTTCTTCCAGAGGGAGAACCACCTTTCAAACCTGCTGACCAACCAGTTGGAATGTGTGACACAAACTTATTTCTTGAAGCAAAGAAAATGTATGTGTTCATGCGTCAAGACTTAAAGCCAATCAAGAGAGAATCTCTGTTCATTGGTTTGTTGGAAGGTATCCATCCTACTGAAGCTGCAATTCTTATTGCAGTTAAAGACCAGAAGTTGCAGAAGATGTATCCAAAGATTACATGGAAACTTGTAAGCGATGCTGGGATCATTCCTGCAACTGCACAATGGAAAGAACAACCTGCAAAGAAATAAGCATTGACTTGCAAGAGTATTTGTAGTATAATAGATTAACCGAAACTTATTATGAATGGAGTGAACTATGCCTAATTGGTGTTATAATACCGTAACCTTGCACCACGATGACAAAGCAAGGATTGATGCTTTCGAAGCAGAACTATCTAAAGAAGATAGTCAGCCATTAAATCATTTGAGACCTAATCCTGCTGGTGAGTGGGACTATGGTTGGTCAGTTGATAACTGGGGTACAAAGTGGGATGTTGACATTCATGATTGGGAACGAGAAGATGATAATACAATCGTCTTACACTTTGACTCAGCGTGGTCTCCTCCAATTGCTTTGTATGAATACTTAGAAACAGAAGGTTGGTCTGTTCGTGCAATGTATCATGAACCTGGAATGGGTTTTGCTGGTCGTTTCGAAGATGGATTCGATGAATACTACGATTATGATTTATCAGATCGTGCATCAGTAGAAGAATTACCTGAAGAAATTTTAGATTATACCAATGGTCTTGAAGAATTGGATCGTTGGGAAGAAGAAGAATTAGAAGATAAACTGCGTGATTTAGATCGAACAGAATGGTTTGATCCATCAGTGAATCCTGTTCATGTTGGTCGTTATGAAGTAACTACTGTTGCATGGGATTTTCCTCAGTACTGTGATTGGAATGGTAAAACATGGAGTCGCTGGGAAGGTGATGATTTGGTAGTTACTAAATGGCGAGGGCTTACTGAAGAGTATTGGGATGCAGCTGCAGCATTAGATAAGATTATCGAGGATTCGAAAGCCTAAAGTGAAGAAGTTTGCTATATTATGGTTGGTCTTTTGTGTCAATTGTTACGCAGATGTTTCATTTGGAACTGGCGAAGCACCTGACTGTGATATAGCAAAAGCATATGCAGTCAGTGATGCTATCGAACGCTATGCTGAGAAAGAGTTTGAAGTAAAGAAACAACATATTTGCAGAGAAAGAAATGCAGAAGGTATTGAATGTGATTATGTTAAGAAGACTGAGGTTGAATCTGCTGGTACTCTGAAAAGAGTCATAACAGAAAAGATTAAACCGAAGAAAAGTAAATTTGTAGATACATGTGTTGTTGAAGTTAAGGTTGAACTTGAACCAAGTAGACCACTAGCAGGTGACATTGAGAATGCGAGTAACTTTGCAGTCAATGGGCAACAATACAAGTTTGATGTTATTACTAGAGAGCCATTGTATGTATACTTGTTCAGTGTTTACGGAGACAAGATGCATATTATGTATCCCTATGATGGAATTAAGAGCAATCTTATCGATGGGAAGTTAGTATTACCGAATGGTATCTGGTGGAATGCAGACATTATTAATGATGCACCCGAAAGTAAAGATACACTGATGGTAGTCTTTTCCAAAGTTAAGATTACTTTTAGAAGCAGTATGACGAGAGATGAGATTTATCGACAGATTTCGTCAGTGCCTATTAATGCTAGGCGAGTGGTATACCACAATTTTGTTATTAAACGGAGAACTTGAAATGAAATATATTATGACTTGTGTAGTGGCATCTATGGTATTGCTATCTGGATGTTCAACTCTTAAGCCAGACCCCAACAAAACAGTTGAGGTTCCAGCCAACAAACTCGATAACATCCCTCAGTGGTATCTTGCAAAAGATCCAGAGGATACGAAGTTTATCGTAGTCACTGCGACTGATGTATCGAAAGATATGCAGTTTGCCATCGACAAAGCAACCATTGGTGCTAAGACGCAACTTGCTGCACGACTAAGAACAGATATTGATTCTGTTACTCGTGAATCAACCACTGAGAATGGAACTGGTGGTGCTGCAGTTGAACGAGAAATTGATCGTGTCACAAAGGTTCGTGTTAAGCAAGCAATGGGATTCTTTAAACGAGAGAACATTGCTGTGTTCAAAGAAGGTGATGTGTATCGTGCATATGTTCAATTCAAAATTGCAACAGAAGATGCTCGTCGTATGACACAGCCAGTGAATGCCAGATCTCGTGACGAAAAATTCAAAGAGTTGGAAGAAGAAGTGCCAGCTGTAAAATCTATCTCAGCAGCACCACTTGATGTTGAGAACGAAGAATACAAACAACGAAGAGAAGCTGCACTAAAGAAACCTGGAGCAGTTATTAACCAATATACACTACGATGAAACAAAAATGGATTGATGCATTCATGGACACTGCGGAGAGATTCGCAGAGTTGTCCAGTGCAGTTAGATTACAGGTCGGTGCGGTTGTTGTAAAAGACAATCGTATCATCTCGATTGGCTACAATGGTATGCCATCTGGTTGGACTAATGAATGTGAGTTTGAATATGTTAATCCTCAAACAAAATTTTCAGAATTAGTAACAAGAAAAGAAGTCATTCACGCAGAAGCAAATGCAATTATCAAATTGGCTCGTGATGGTGAATCAGGCAATGGCTCCAGTTTATTCTGCACTCATGCTCCTTGTATTCATTGTGCTAAGTTAATTCATGGCGCAGGAATAGATAAAGTTTACTATCGTCACTCTTACAGAGACGAGGATGGTTTATCTTTTTTGCAAAAATGTAAAATAAATATTGAAAAAGTTGACTTTAATTCAATAGTGAACTAAAATAGTGACTAAATAGATTACTGTCTGAAAGAAAACCCTGCAAGTTGTAAGGTCATTTCAGATAGTGCTTGACAAATAAACAAAGGTGTAGTAGAATTCAATCATGAACTTAAGAAACATATCCAAATCGATGCAGAAACATCTCCCGCTATTAAGTGGCTGGACATGCTCACGCACATCATTTGGATATAATGCGATTGAGGATAACGAGGGTTTGGATAAGAAGTAACTGACACCAGTCTACTTACCCAAACCCTCTGAGATGAAAGTCCAGAGGGTTTTTTGTTTTATAGCCATCGTGCTAGTAACATTGTTCTTTTACAATTCAGGATTCTGTTGGGGGTTGGTGTAGCGGTAACACTACAGACTTTGACTCTGTCATCACTGGTTCGATCCCAGTACCCTCTGCCATATAAAAACACATTGTTTGCGAGGACTATTGCACGACACAACTACCCAGATTGGTCAGTGTGTTTCTATATGGGAGTATAACTTAATGGTAAAGTAGTAGGCTTTTAACCTATTAATCAGAGTTCAATTCTCTGTGCTCCTACCAGTTTATGGTGTCGTTAGTTTAGTGGTAAAACTACGGGTTGTGATTCCGTCATCATGAGTTCAATTCTCATACGATACCCCAAATATTATGCCAAGGTAGCTCATCAGGTAGAGCACTAGTTTGAAGCACTAGGTGTGGTTGGTTCGAGTCCAACTCTTGGTACCAAATATTCCCGATTAGCTCAGCGGTAGAGCACTCGCTTGATAAGCGATAGGTCAGTGATTCGAATTCACTATTGGGAACCAAAGATATGGAAGATAATGCAGCGGGGTTGGTCCTGCGACCAGCCTTGAAAACTGGGTTCTCAGAAATGGGATGGGGTTCGACTCCTCTGTCTTCCGCCATATTATGTGCCTCGTTATTTCAGTGGTAGAATGTCTCTTTTACACGGAGAAGGTCGGCAGTTCGAATCTGTCACGAGGTACCAAGTTTTGCGTCTTTAGTAAAATGGATATTACAGTAGGCTACGAACCTACGAGTGGGAGTTCGATTCTCTCAGGACGCACCAGAATTTAGAGAGTGGGCTGGATGGTAAGGCATCGGATTGCTAATCCGACGTTCAGAAATGGGCGAGTGGGTTCGACTCCCATACTCTCTGCCAGTATTGGGCTGGTAGCTTAATGGTAAAGCAGTGAACTCATAATTCATTGAGTCTGTGTTCAATTCACAGTCAGCCCACCAATGCCCAGATGGACAAATTGGAAAAGTCGTCTCTCTCAAAAGGAGAAATTCTGTGAGTTCGAATCTCACTCTGGGTACCAAGATATTGCGGATGTAGCCGAATTGGTATAGGCAATGGACTTAAAATTCATAATCTGAGGGTTCGAGTCCCTTCATCCGCACCATACGGCATTAGTATAATGGATAATACAGTAGGCTTCTACCCTACGAATGTGGGTTCGATTCCTGCATGCCGTGCCAGAGATAATGTAGGTGGAGCCAGTTGGACAGGCACTGGATTGCAAACCCATGGAAACAGGTTCGATTCCTGTCACCTACTCCAGTAATACTTTAGTATTACATACAGATTGTAAGGTTATTAAAATGAGTTGTTGTCGTAAATTCATAGCTGATGTAGAATTCATCTATGAAATGAAAAAACAAACACCACTTGGAGACCGCTGAGGAACAGTGGGATCACAAAGACCAGTGCCAACACTGGTCCTCCGAGTGTAAGACAGAGGGATCGGATCCCCGAGGTCGTCAGTTGAAAAATTACTGGCAAATTGCAAAATACTTGTTGACTTATACTGATGTTTGATGTATAATAGATTATTCAAAAGTCCCTTCTAAGTCTTTGTTGCGAAACAAAGCATAGGAAAGTGGCTTGAATGTTGCAACTCGCTTACATTCTCCCACTAGGTTGTTTCAAAACGCAAAGCACGCAGAAATGCAAAACGCTGAGCAGGAAACATTAAATGACCAGAGGTCAGCCAAGAGTTTGGTAGTTCTCCAAAAACTACCACCATGCTCGATTCGTCTATCGGTTAGGACACTGCCCTTTCACGGCAGGAAGGAGGGGTTCGATTCCCCCATCGAGTACCAGATTTAATTACATTGGGTTACCAAAACCAGTAGGTGGTTTGGGAGTTTAGGATACTCGACGGAGTATCGCTCGCCAAACTACACGAAAGATGGAAACGAAGCTGAAATCAGTAAGCGGATACGGTGGTCACGCTGGAGAATGTTGGAACATAATGTGGATGGAAACCAGTCGCTAGACGATAGCGTGGTTAACTGCCGAGTGGTGGTTGTTTCCAAACATCCCAGTGTAATTAAATGTGGTATTAGTTTAGTGTTATCAAGGTAGCGTGATCTGATCAATCACTACTCGACAGTTAGGGTGCGACTGACACTGTCTGATATAACTGCCACTCGCTCGTCAGTGCTAGCTACATTGTTGACAAATAGGCACGATAACACTAAACTAATATCATTGGAGCAATTGATGCTATGGCGTGTGCATCCCGAGACTGTAAATCTCGTCCCTCTGGGTAAACAATCTTGGTTCGACTCCAAGTTGCTCCACCAGTTTTGGCTCGTTAGTATAATGGTCATTACAGCGGATTGTCTATCCGCTTATGGGAGTTCGATTCTCCCACGAGTCGCCAAGTTATTGCGGGATATAATTCTGGGAATTAGCTGGTCTCATAAGCCAGAATGAGGTAGGTTCGATTCCTACTCCCGCTACCAAGCCCTGCAGCTAATCACTGCTAGTGTGATCCGCACGAGAGAAACTGATTGACGATCAGTAGGATGGTTCTCCCTTTGAATAGGGCATGAGTTAAATCATGGGTCTACCTAACCAGCGTTGGCAACACGAGAGTTCTGTCCGTGGCGAGTGGGTGGAGGGCATGCTTGATGGAGAAACTGGTGCGATGTACACAAACCAGAAGTAAACTGATGTGCTATAATTACCACGACGGAGAGAAAGCATTTAGCGGATGTGACGCAATTGGTAGACGTGCTTGCCTTAGAAGCAAGATTCTGGAGGTTCAAGTCCTCTCATCCGCACCAAATTTCGGTGATGTAGCACAACGGTAGTGCATCTGCTTCATACGCAGGAGGTTAGTGGCTCGATTCCACTCATCACCACCAAAAGTTTTCTCGGGTTAGTTTAGTGGTAAAACTCGTGGTTTGGGACCATGGGTCGGAAGTTCGATTCTTCCACCCGAGACCATTTATAAGTAGTGTTATGAAACGAATGGCATTATATCTTCACCACCCAGAATGTTCGAAAGACTGTGCGTATGCCATGGTTAATGCTCTTTCTTCAGATTACCAGATACGGATATTTGAAGAAAGCGAGTTGGACGATGATAATTTCTTTGACCATATTGATGTTATTGCTTTTCCTGGGGGTATTGGGGATAGTGACAGCTATCCTAATTTCTTCACTAGAACAAGAGCGAATCGAATCGCCAGATTCTTGGATGGTGGTGGTCACTATCTTGGCATTTGCATGGGTGCTTATTGGGCTGGAAGTAGGTATTTCGATATACTTACTGATGTTGGTCCAGTTCAGTACATAAAGAGACCAAATGCCACTGTTCGTAGAAGTTACGGCACAGTTGCTGATGTAGAGTGGAATAGAATAAAAGAACAAATGTACTTCTATGATGGATGTGCATTGATTGGAGACGAAAGTAAATTTAAGACTGTCGCACGATATGCCAATGGTGATCCAATGGCAATCATACAGGGAAGAATAGGATTGATAGGTTGCCATCTAGAAGCACCTTTGTATTGGTATGAGAAACCATGGCAATACATAAACAAACATTGGAATGGTGGAAGACACCACACACTGTTATTAGATTTTGTAAACGAATTATGCTCTGTTAGTTAAGTGGTATAACAGTTGCCTTGTAAGCATCAGTTGGGAGTTCGATTCTCTCACGGAGCACCAAATAAATGGAGAATGCTATGTCATCGAAAGAAACGATAGAAAAAGCGTATGGAAGCATTCCCAAAGAAGTAGGAATGTATCATGATTGGGGTATCCCAACATGGAGAGGTTTGAAGTATTACTGGTTTAAGTTTACCAGAAAAGTTACACGATAAGTTTATTCCCCAGTAGCACAGCGGTAGTTGCACTTGACTGTTAATCAAGGTGTCCGTGGTTCGATCCCACGCTGGGGAGCCAAATTGGGGGATTAGTCTAATTGGGAAAACACTAGCCTTGCACGCTTGAGTCAGCGGTTCGATTCCGCTATCCTCCACCAATACCTCGCCCTTACATATGGCGTATAATAAGATAAGTAGTATGTAATAATATCTCGATAGTGTAACGGCAGCATACCAGTCTCCAAAACTGTTGGTCGGGGTTCAAATCCCTGTCGGGATGCCAATGCGGGGTTAGTTTAATGGTAAAACTACAGATTTCCAATCTGTTGTTGAGAGTTCGATTCTCTCACTCCGCTCCATTCTAATATAGAGGTGTATAATGCGTAAAGCGATCGATATTGATGAAGTAAAAGCATTCATCGAGGCACAGAGTCCTGAATCAAAGATTTATATCGGTGGTGACTCTGAACGATTTAATATCGGGAATGATTGGTACGCTGATTACATCTTAGTGATTGTTGTTCATATCAATGGTAATAATGGTTGTAAAATCTTCGGTGAAGTGTCTCGTGAGAGATGCTACGACCAGAAGAAAGACAAACCACGTATGCGATTGATGAACGAAGTGTATAAGATTGCAGATTTGTATCTAAAGATGCAGGATGTTTTGGAAGACAGAGAAGTCCAAGTGCATCTGGATATTAATCCAAACGAAATGCATGGTTCATCTTGTGTAATCAACGAAGCTGTTGGTTACATTAAAGGTATGTGCAATGTAGTTCCATTTGTGAAGCCAAACGCATTTGCAGCATCATACGCTGCAGACAGATATAAGTCTTACATGCGTGCAGCATAATTTGACATGTAGGGTATATTATTGTATAATAAGTAGTAGTGTGCAGGATTAATTCAGTGGTAGAATGTTTCGTTGCCAACGAAAATGTCATCGGTTCGAACCCGATATCCTGCTCCAACAACATGGAGATATTATGACAGAAGAAACTACACCAGTGCAACCACTAACCTTTAAAGAGCAGTGGGAACAGAAGAAACTACTGAAGCGAGCCAAAAAGAAAGCAAAGCATACATTGCAAGGCAAAGGTTTTGGTCGTAGAGAAGCAAGCATGCAAGTCAACCAAGCAGTCAATCGAATGGCATCCAAGCCCATGAAAAAAGCTGCTGGTCGTGGCGGATAAAAATCAATCCCACTCTGTGGGATTTTTCACATTAATGGAGAAAACACGATGAATCCAAAAGACTATCAAATGGAAATAAAGAAGCCACTGACATTCGAGGAATGGAAGGGTAATATTGCTCCACAATATCAGGGAGAAAAACTAAAGGCATTCGATCGTTTACATAATGTAGACTACAAGAAAGAATTCGAAGAGATGCTTAAAACGGAGTATGCAGAGTACCTATCAAATCTAAATGGAGACTGGTTACTAAAATGACTACCTCAAGCAAAGGAATGGAAATATGAAGACAGTAGCACAAATGGAAACTGAGGCAATCTTATCAATGGTGGAATCAATGAAAGCACTGGAGCAACAACTCGCAGATGCCAAGAAACGAATCGAAACGCTGGAGACAGTAATCGCCAATCAACGAGCAATGATCAACGAACTGCAATAGTCTAGTCTACTACTATCTCTACAGGGTAAAAAATGAAATGTAATCCTCATCCTAATGCTCCACATGGCTTTCTAAGACAAGCCAGTCATGATGCAGGTCGTTATGTGTGTGAGTGTGAGTGGTGGTCTGAAAAGGACTATGAACTCGCTACATTAGAAGAAGCAGAAGCATTTGCAGAGAAGAGAAACTGCCCATGGGATGAATGGAAAGCCAGTAAGGATATCGTATGAAGTGCCACTGTCATTCGTGTAGACCGATAGACCATAGAGACCCAGAATCCGTTTATATGAGGCTATGTCCGCTATGTGGAAACAAACGATGTCCCAAAGCAACA